GCCGCGCGGGCGCTGCTTCTTTGGGTCGCGCCCGGCGGCGCGGTGCATCTCGTCAATAAAATGATCGAAGTTTTTCGGACGCCACGGGTTCGTTATGCGGACGTGGACCGGGTAAATAGTTCCCCTGCCGTAATCGCTGCTTGTCGAGCTGCCATACATCCCGGCACCCGGCCTGTCTGCTTTATGATCTCCGGGGGTTTCAGAGAACCACGACCCGATGGCATCCATCACCTCTGGACGATTGAACGCCTTGTAGGCAGCGTGACGATCAAAAGTGTCGATGTCTCCAAGCGGGCGCGTATTCTCGCCCATCGGCTCATCATGCACGTTCGCGCCGTGATACAGCACAGGCGGCGTCTTGCTGCCCTCCATGTGCTTCGCGAGATTAGCTGCACGCTCCGGGTGATCTATCGGGAGGACTTCGCCACCGGCCGCCTTCGCGATCATCAACGCCCGCCGGATGTCTTTCGCGGTGCCCATATCAGGTGGCGTCCGGCGGCACTAAGCCGCCCGGAATAGCGCCAGCGTTCTTGGCGCGACGAAGCTCGTCCTGAGACTCCTGCTGACGCATCACGTTCTGCAACGCAGGCTGGATCAGCGGAGCAACAAGGCCCTCGGTCTCAGGGTGGACCGCTAGGTTCTGCGCGATGTCAATCAACTGAATGCGCTCCTGCGAAATCCGCTCCTCGGACTTGCTGCGAAGCTCCTCCTGAGTCGAACCCTTCTGGGCCACGGCCTTGGCCGCGTCGATCTGGTTCTTCGCTTCGTTGTTCTTGACATCAGCCTGCAAACGTCCGCCCGCCAAGGCAACGTCAGCCTCGGCCTTCTTGGCCCGCGTCTGGGCGTCCATCATCGAAGCCTCGGCCTGCTGCTTCTTGATCGCCATGTCAGCCATGATCTTCTGCATCTCCGGCGGCGGCTTGCCCTGAGCCTCGACGGGGGCCATGAACTCCTGCGGATTGCTCCAGCCCATCGCACGCAACGCAGCCGTATCAATCGCAATCGGGTCGTACAGGCCCGGCTGGGCCGCCTGAAGCTGCTTCAGGGCCATGACCTTCATAATGCGCTGCATGTGGCTGGCCGTATTCGGGTCCGCCTGCGGAACCAGAGAGTAGTTCTCAAGAGCCTTCAGGAACGTCGCCTCATCCCAAGGCCGCGCAGGCTTCTTGTTGCGCTGCCAGAACGCCTTCGGGTTCTCCCGGAAGCACCGCGCCAGCAACTGGAACTCCTCCGACTGCGAAGCATGCAGCCGCTTGTGGACCGCGCTCATAACCTTCTGGGCCTGCTCAATCAACGCAATCGTCGTGCCAACCGGAGCGTCCTGCCTGCCCTCGCCAACCTGCAATTCCGCCGTGCCGCCCACCCGCTGGCCCGTCTCGACCATGTTCGTGATCAGGTTCATCAGGGCCTGCGACGGGTCCTTGTACGGCAGCGGCATGACCGCCTGACTGATGGGCATGCCGCCCGTCTTCACCAGCGCGCCACCGCCGGGCGGAACCCGGAAGATGTTTGTGTTCTGCCGCGCGCCCGTGTCAGCCATAAGAAAACCCGGGAAACTTGCGTACATGCCAGCGTCCAGCATCTCACGCCAAGCCGCCGTCACCGCATTCGTCGTGTTGCCGATCAGGTTCAGAAGACCGAGATCGTAAAAGCCGAAGCCCGGAACAAAGGGAAACTTGACGAAGTTCTGCCGGGCGTCCGGCAACTCATCAACGCCTTCTTCGTAGTTGCGGACAATCGACAATACCTTCTTCGTCGATACGTCAATCGTAACGCAGTAGGGTATCTCAAGCCCGGAGACCTTGCCCTTGTGCTTGTGGTTAAAGCCGTCAATGTCGAGTTCGCAGTATATCTCGTATATCTCGCGGTCGCGATCCTCGGGGCGGCTGACATCAGGCGAGATGCCCTCCTGAGACTTCTTCTCCCGGGCCGCGCTGTCAATGTCAACCGGGTTGGGCAGCGACAACTCGATGTCGCGGTAGACCTCAAGAATCTGAAGCCGCTTGACCGTAGAAGGCCGCATCGTAATGCGGTGCGTGATGCGCTTGGCGTTACGCAAGTCCGTCGCGGCGTTGTTGACAATCAAATCTTCAGCGTCAACCGTCTCGGACACCGGGCGATTTCGTAACGGACAATTGTAGACCTTCTTGAAGGCCGTGCCGCCAAAGCCCAGCATCAGCAACATGCGGTCAGTGTCAGGGTAATACTCCGACGCCGTCACCGTCAGATAATGGTTCAGGTCGTTCTCAAGCGCATCCGCAAGTTCGTTCTCGCCCAAGTCGGCGTTGTTGTCGTCAACGCGGACCTTCACCGGGCCATCAGTCGGCAGCAACTCGCCACGCGCATTGGCCTGAAAACGAAGCACCGCCTCCAGAAGAAGCGGATGCCGCACACGGCTCATGCCCTCGACAGGCGCGCCGTCCGAAGAACCGCCCAAGCCGGGTATCTCGATCTTCGTGCCAAGCAACTTGATGCCATTGGCGCGGTTCTCCAGCCAGTCCTTGCGGCTGTCCAGATCGTCCGACACGCCGCGCATCAAATCGTCCGAGATGCGGTTCAGTTCAAGATCGCTGATGTCCTCAACGAGATTGTCAAACCACCTCAGAGGGTCTTTCTTAGCCGTGCCAGAAAGCGGGCTGCCATCGAGCGAGATAGTAATCGAGCCATCATCATGCTCAACCTTGAGTATGTTGCCCTTGTCGTCTCTCTCAGCCTTGTCGCCACTACCCTCAACAATGTCATCGCCGTCCTCCGCTCCAGCGTCAGCCCCGGCCAACCCGGGGTCGCCGGACACTTCTTCCGGCGCAGGAAATACCTGACGAATGTTGGGCACCAAGCCGGGCGTCATGGGCATCTGCGTGCATCCATCTATGCTGACCCCACCACCTTGGTGGTGGGTTGTAACAACAACTTGTCAAACTCACGAGAGAAGTTGTTCAAGCCGATTTCGGCGGCAAAGTTATCATCTCTCGCCATAACAGTATACACACGCTCAACAGCGTGAGGGAACAGCCCGGTGACGGTCACCTTCCATAACCCGCCGCCGTCCAGCGGACGACGCCATATGCAGTCCACAACCGCCTGACATTGCACAGCTTTCTTCATTTCATCCCCGCCCCTTTGTTACGCCCCCAAAGCCCCCCGCGCAGTGGGGCTGGCGTAGGTCACAATGTCCCCCACGTCCTTTCATCCTACCAGTTTGAACTCAACACGGCAGCCATCTGGCCGCGACGTTTCAACGCCGCCTTACGCAAGTCCCTGCGGACGCCATCGGGGAGTTGGCTAGCCAGCGTTTCCTCTGCCGCCCACCGCTGCATCGTTCTAAGGTTCAGCCCCAGATCACGGGCGAGCGTGGACTGCCAGCGTTCGCCGTACAGGGCTTCGCCGATTTCGTTTAGGGTCATGCCCCCTCCCTTGCATCCATGATGCGCTCGTAGTACCGCAGCTTCGGCTTGATCCTCTTGATGGCGGCCTGCGCGAGTTTAAGCCGCTTCTCGGCACGTTCCATCGTCGCCTTCGTGCGGGCGTAGCGCATGGCCTGCCGGTCCTTCTTCGGGGCCTCTTTCTCGACTGGGCACAGGGTTCCGGTCAGCCAGCCGGACGCCAGAACAAAGCGCACCATTTCGGCTTCGAGGCGAGCATGGAGAGAGTCGTGCGGTCGCCTCTTGGGATACCGATATCTGAAGATTCTGTGCGACACGTCATGCACGAGCCTGCGCCAGCCACGGTCAAGATCGCCATAGGGTTCAGTGACGGCGATCCAGCAGCGGCGCACCTCCTTCGACCCCTCCATATCCTTGGTGCGCGGGATGGATGACTCCTTGCGCGAGCCGAACTTTCGAATGAGGCGCTTAACTGCGCGCTCGGCTTCTTCGCGGGTGATCGGCGGTATCTGTGTTGACCAGTCGTTTGCGGGGTCGTATTTGCTTGCCATGTCGGCCTCCTGCCGTTTCAGGTTCGATCCTCCACCGAACCAATGTCGTAATTATACGACAGGTAGATTTCAAAGTCAAATCGGCGTTTTCACGCCGGGTACAGCGGCGGCGGGGCCTTCCCCCTGTGTTGCATGCTGCCCTGCACCTCCGCCGCCCACTCCGGTGCCCGCACCAGAACACCTATCTTCCGCAGGTGCCGCAACGCCATCGACACGGTGTCGACCAAGTCATCGTGCCGACCTTTCGGAAACGTCCCGCACTGCGTGATCACCATGTCAGCCCACGTCTTGTCCGGCGCGTAGATCATGCCCTCGGCAAACAAGTGCTGCACGCTGTACAGGCGCGACACCTTGTCCATGCCTTTCGGGTCGTCCAACTCAACCGCAAACTTCTCATGTCCGTAGAGGCGTCGTATCTCCTGCCGCACACTGTGACCACTCGCCTTGTTCTCGATCAGCAGCTTGTCCACCTTCATCTTCTTGCAGGTCTCGCTGACCTTCAAAACAAGCTCATGCAGGTGAAGACGCTCCTGCCACGCATGCATCAGCATCACCCTCGGTGCGTCACCACCAGTCGATGGTACGTCAACACCAAGAAGGCTCTCGTCAAACTGTAGCGTCTGCTCGTTCCGGCTTGACAGGGTCTTGCCATCACGCGAGCCGTACCTAGTCGCAGACGACTGCCCGTCCGCACCGCTGAACACACCCCACACCGTCAGCGCAGAAGGATCGTTCTCCGTCTTCTCCGTGTACGCCGTGTCCAGACTCGCCACGATCAGGTCCATCGGCGGATACGACTGCTGCTCATACGCCTGCCACCACTCGCGCTTGATAATGCCGCCACCCTTCGGCTCAGGACGCTGCTGTAGCTGCCCCGCAGCCTTCCACGGCCCCAGACGCCGGGCCAAGTCATCGATCTCCAGCTTCGTGAACCGCTCAGGCCACAGCAGCTCGCCAGCTTCCTTGCGCGGGTCTTTCCAACCTATGTTCGTGACGAAGCTGCGGTCAGCCTCGTACTCCATCGGCAAGCACAGATGCGTCCAGCCATGGTCGTGCTCCAAGATGTGACCCGTAAGGTCTTCCTCGGCCAGACGCTGCTGGATCACCACGAACGCGCCACTCTTCTGGTCGTTCAGCCGCGTACTCATGGTGCCGTCCCACCACTCCTTCGTCATCTCAATCGTCGCCGCCGACAGCACCTCGTTCGCGGCATTGGGGTCATCGATCACGATGATGTTGCCGCCCTCCCCCGTCACCTTCGCCTCAACGGACGTTATCAGCCGCTCACCCTTCTGCGTGTTGGTAAAACGCCCCTTGGTGTTCTGGTCGCCCACCAATTGAAACCTCGACCCCCAGAGCTTCTGGTACCACGGCGACTCGATCAGCCGCCGACACTTAACACTGTCGCGGGTCGCAAGCGCGTTGGCGTATGACGCATGCAGCAGCGGCACGCTGGGGCCGCTGGTCTGGCTGTCGTACCTCTGCGCCCAGACCCACGCCGGGAAGCAGACGCTCGTGATCGTGGACTTGCCGCAGCGCGGCGGCACG